GAAAGACCTAGCGGTGTGCTTTGGCTATGTGGGGTTCAAGATTGGCTTGCCAATGCTAAGAATTTACCTGCCTAAGTTTCACCCCAACAACGTAGACGACACCAAATATGTAACAGCGTGAACATTGGCGAGTTAGTAGCGAAGGACATAAAGCGGAACAACAAGAGCATCACGATAGAGGATGCGAAGAAGTCTTTAGCACTACACAGCAAGAATGGCGCAAGGTTTTACAGGTTCGGAAACACTATTTTTATAGTATTCAGGGTCACGGATTCTGCGGTGTTTTATCACACTATTAACGCAGATAGCATCAAAGAGTTCTTGCAAAACCTACGAGACTTCTTTAATGCAATTAAAGACAAAGAATACGCAATTACTTACTTTACTGACGAGAGGTTAAAGTCGGTTTACTCAAGATACGGTGACGAAGTTGTGGGTTCAGACGACCAAAGTCTAGGGACGCACAAAGGCATAACCAAACTACAAAGGTGGAAAAATGGGTTGGGTTAGACAAGAAACAGGGATTGACTTAACGATTGACGAGTTAAGCAACCCAGTAAACCAAGCCGTAGAAGACATCCGTGAAGTCGGTAGAGATATTGACGACTGGGTAAACGAAGAAATACCTGGCGGTTGGGTTTTGCCTGCAATGATTGCAATAGCGGTTACTACTGGCTACATTGACCCGTCTTTGATGGCGGCAGAAGGGGCGACAGCCGCAACCGCCGCAGAAGCAGCCGCAGCAGTAGAAACAGCGGCTTTAGCGAGCGGTGCAACAGCAGCAGAAGCCGCCGTGGTTGCGTCACAGGCAGCAGAAGCATGGACTGCCGCGCAAACCGCAGGTGCAACTGGAGCGTTTGATGCTGGAATTGGTGGCATCACACAGGCAATGACCGGCGGTAGTGTGGGCGGCTCTGGGATTACAGCAGGTCTTGGCGGTATTGATAGCGTACTTGGCATGGATGGTTTGCTTAGTGCTGGTCAGACAGTCGGAGGCACAGGAACTGGACTTACCGCTAGTGGTGCTGGTGTCCCAGGCATTTCGTCTATGGGCGGTGGAACCGGATTGGTCACGGGAGCGTCTGGTGGAGGTTTACTGTCTGCTGGTGGCGTAACTGCCGTAGGAGCAACACCAGTTCTAGGTTCACCTGGCTCGTTTATCAATAAACCATCGGTTCTAGGAACGGATGTTATAGGACAGACCGGCACACAAAGCACAATTTCTGCCCGTGATGCTACTAGGGCATTAAGGGCGGCAAACAACATCAACAACCTACTAAACCCACAAGAATCAGGCGGTGGGGGTGGTGGTGGCGGTATGGTGCAAGACAGCGGACAATCAACGATGGCTGGCGTTGATTACTCAGGCTTATATAATTTACTTGCACAACGCGCCGCAGCTAGTGGGTTACTTGGAACTCAGTATCAGCCACAATCTCTTAATCTTGCTAGTCTTTTAGGATAACGATATGGAAGACCAAAACGATATTCTCAGTTTGCTTGACCCAACAGGGGCTTTGCGCCAACGTGCAACAGGACAAGCGCGAGGCAACGCATTAACCGCCCTCGGACTTGGGTTGCTACGGGCATCCCGTGGACAGCCAGGACAGGGTAGACCAAGCACAGCACAGGCTTTTGGAGAGGCTGGCCCAGGGGCATTACAGGCTTACCAGCAGTCGTTTGACAAAACGCTAGCAGACGCTCTAAGAAATATACAAGTTCAGGACTTGTTAGCAAAGCGTAAAGAGTCTGAACAAATTCGCAGACTTGCACCACAGTTATTTCAAACAACCCGCGCTCCATCCCAAACAATTTATGACGTAGAGGGTGAAACAACCATACCTGGTGCAGTTACAGGTGTAAGCGTAAACCGTGAGCTTTTGCCCGCGCTTGGCGCTCTTGGCCCAGCCGGTATGCAATACGCAACACAAGTCTCTGAGTTTGCAAAGTCGCTTCAGCCAAAGACTAGCATTCAAAGTATATTTAACAACGAAGGACAAGAAGTTAAAGTCCGTTATAACGAAGACACGGGACAATATTCTCAACTTGGTGGCGCAAAAGCTGAATCGTTAGTTCAAATTGACCTCGGTAATATGGTTGAATTAAGAACCCCGACGGGCGCTGTTGTTGGAAGAATAGCAAAAGGCGCAGCACCAAAAGGCCCGTCTTTCTCTTTCAACGAATCAACTGGGTTGGTAATTGACCAGAATACTGGAGCCGTTTCACAACCAAGAGACACACAAGGAAACTTGGTTGATATTAGCCAATTTAGAAAACCGTCGGAATCTCAAGAGAAACAAGTTATTGGCGTACAAAATACTAGAAACGCCATTGGCGAGTTTAGAAATGAATTGTCTAACTTTACACGTTTAGACACTCTCAAGCCAACAGAACGCGCTCGCATTGAAACAAAGTATCGGAATATGCTAATGCAAGCAAAAGAAGCCTACAATTTGGGTGTTTTAAACGGCCCAGACTTGGCAATTTTAGAGCAAATTATTTATAACCCAACATCAATGAAGGGCGTTGTTGTAGGGAAAGAAGCTATTGACGCTCAAGCCTCTGAACTTGACAGAATTATGGGGAATATAAAATCCACAGTTCAAGCAAGAGGGGGCGCGGTTTCGCAAACCACAAGTGTAATATCTAAAACAGCACCTCCTGGCGTTCGTCAAGAACTGTGGGACATTATGTCACCGGAGAGTAAAAAATTATGGTCAACCCAGAAATGAATTTAGAGCAACAACGTGCGCTTGCGCTCGCTGAGGCCGAATTAAAACTTCGGCAACAGTCACAACCAAAACAAGAAACAAGTTTTGGTCAGGATATTATGCGAGGCTTTCGAGACCCAATTGATGCAGCCGCGCAACTGTTACCACGGTTTTTGGAGGTTGTTACATCTGCTGGCGGGACTTTGCCAAACGAAGTATCTGATTGGTTTGCCAAAGAATCTAAGCGGGTAGATGCGCTAAACAAATCTGTTGAACAACAGTATCGTGCAGCCGGTGGAGAAGATATTAGCGCCGGTCGGTTTATTGGAAATATTGCCAGCCCAGCAAGCATTGTTCCTGCGGCTCGCGTTGGTCAGTTAGTAAGTGGTGGGTTACAGGTTGGTCGGCAAGCTATTCGTGGCGCTGGGTTTGGCCCATCGGCTACTGCGGCAACAATTGGGGCTGTTGGCGGTGCATTAACACCCGTCTCTGATACGGAAAACTTTGCCGAGTCTAAACTTTTACAAACAGGATTAGGCGCGGCTCTTGGCCCAGTAGCAGAAAAAGTAGTTGGTGTTGTGTCTCCAAGAATTACCGAAAGCGCCCAAAAACTTCGTGAAGCGGGAATTTCAAACCTTACGCCAGGTCAAGCGTTTGGGGGGATTACACAAAAAATAGAACAGGCCGCAGAAAGCGTTCCCTTAGTTGGCGATGTTATTGCTGGCGCAAGGATGAGGAACATTGAAGAATTTAGCAGAACCGCAATTAACCAATCCTTAAAAAATATTGACGCAGAATTGCCAAGAGGGTTGTCTGGTAACGCGGCAATTAAGTTTGCAGAAGACAAGATTGGGAAGGCGTACAATCAAATTGTTCCAAAGTTATCAGTATCATCGGACACAGTATTAACTTATGCCGGAGAGTCACCCGTAACATTAATCAACAATATTGACAATATTGTGGCTGGCGCTTCTGCAAATCTTGATGACAAAGCAGCGTCGCAACTATCTAAGATTATTGAAAGCAACTTAACCAATAAATTTAAAAACAATGTTCTTTCTGGCAAGGACTTAAAAACGGCAGAAAGCGCATTAGGAAACTTTGCCGTTCGGTTTAAAAAAGCGCAAGACCCAAACCAAAATTTAATGGGCGACGCATTGTTTGATGTGCAACTTACTTTGCGCCAAGCAGTAGAAGAAGCCAATCCAGATTACAAGGGGCAGTTGCAAAAAATCAACGCTGCGTTTGCAGACTTTATTCGAGTTCAACGCGCCGCAGCTTCAACAGGAGCAAAAGAAGGGGTATTTACACCGGCACAATTAAGTGCCGCCGCCAAAGCCACGGACATTTCTAAACGCAAAGGTGCGTTTGCACGCGGTGAGGCAAGGATGCAGGATATTGCACAAGCCGGAGAACAGGTTTTAGGTTCTAAATTACCCGATTCTGGAACTCCGTATCGACTAGGTGTTGGGGCTGCCGGATTGGGAGCGTTGGGCGGTATTGACCCATTGGCTGCCGCTTTAGGCGCTGGAACAATGGCTGCATATACACAACCAGGGATTCGTGCTTTGTCTGCGTTGTTATATGAGAGGCCAGAAGTTCTTCGTAGAATCGGAGAACCACTTCGTCGCACCGCACCATTTGTAACACCAGGATTGCTCGGCCCATTTCAAGAATAATCAGGAGTAATTAAATGCCTAAGAATAAGATTTCAGAATACTCAACGACCAACTCTGCTAACACAGACATAGAAAGCATTAACATCGACGAGGGGTGTCCCCCAAGTAGCATAAACAATGCTATCCGTGAGTTGATGGTTCACCTAAAGGAGTTCCAGACAGGCTCATCTGGTGACCCTCTGACGGTCGCTGGCGGGATGTTCATATCTGGGGGTGGGTCGGCTAACACCTTGACCGTGACGGGGATTCTGACGGCTTCTGGGGGCACGATTCTGTCCTCTACGAACACCCTGTCTGGTGGGAATATCCTGTCAGGCACTAACACCATCTCTGGCTCGGCAATTATTTCCGGCAACATCAACTCGTCGGGAACCACAAATACATTCTCTGGCGGCAATATCTTCTCAGGCACGAACACGATGTCTGGGTCAACGGTATTTTCCTCTGGGAACCTAAAGTTAGCGGGTTCTTCTAGCGGTACGGCTACCCTAAACGCTCCTGCCGCAGCTTCTACGAATACCTATACCCTACCACCAGACACCTCTACCCTTGGGTACAGGAATATCCCTGCGGTCGGGACTAAGACAACTTCTTACACGCTTGCCACCACAGATGTTGGCGAGTATGTCCAGGTTGGCGCTAGCGGGTCTATTACAATTCCTGATGCAACTTTTGCTGAAGGTGATGTAATATCTATCTTCAACAACACAGCTTCGGGGGTTACTATTACCTGCACAATCACAACCGCCTATATCGCTGGCACAGATTCTGACAAAGCAACTGTGACCTTGGCTACCCGTGGTGTGTGTACGGTACTGTTTATCTCCTCGACTGTCTGCGTTATCACAGGGAACGTGTCATAAATGACCGGCATCTTTCAGATTCTTCTTGCAGGGCAGGGTGCGCCTACTATCCTTGCTGACTATCTAGTAGTAGCGGGTGGAGGTGGGGGTGGTTCCGGTGGTGGGGGTGGTGGTGCTGGTGGGTATCGTGAACTAACCTCTCAAAATGTAACAGTAGGAACTGCAATTACAGTAACCGTTGGTGCTGGAGGAAATGGCGGCACTTCTTATGGAAGCGGAGTTGCTGGTTCAAATTCTGTTTTCTCATCAACAACATCCGCTGGTGGTGGATATGGCGGTGGAGACTCTATAAATGGTGGAAGCGGTGGCTCTGGTGGTGGAGGTGGTCAGCAACAATTAAGCGGTGTAACTAATGGCGGTTCAGGAAATACTCCGTCTACATCACCCTCCCAAGGAAATAACGGCGGGGGTCACACATCATCAAGCGCCGATTACTCCGCTGGTGGTGGAGGTGGTGCATCTGCTGCTGGTGGCAACAATTCAGGAAACACATCTGGCTCTGGTGGCGCTGGTACTGCCTCGTCTATTACAGGTTCATCCGTAACCAGAGGCGGTGGAGGAGGAGGTGGTGGAACTCGCTCATCGCAAGGCGGTGTTGCCGGTTCTGGCGGTGCAGGAGGCGGTGGTAATGGAAGCGCAACTGGAAATGGATCTGCCGGAACTGTTAATACAGGAGGCGGTGGCGGGGGTGGCTACACAAGTATTAGTGCATCTGGCGGCGCAGGCGGCTCCGGTATCGTAATCATCAAAATCCCATCTTCGCACTATGCCTCATTCTCATCTGGTGTAACTTCATCTCTCTCGACTTCTGTTGCGGGATTTAACGTATATACAGTCACGGCTACTTCTACAACGAGTGAGACTGTGACTTTCCTTGCTGGCGCACCTGTTGACTTCTTGGTTATTGCTGGTGGTGGTGGGGGTGGTAGAACAAGCAATAACGCTAACTCTGGCGGTGGCGGTGGTGGTTATAGAACATCTGCTGGAACATCGGGCGGCGGTGCTTCTGCGGAATCTAAACTTAACATTACTTTTGGTGTTGCATATACGGTTACGGTTGGTGGCGGCGGGGCTGGCGATACAACCAGCGCTGGCGGTGCGAATGGCTCTAATTCTGTTTTGTCCACTATTACTTCTACTGGTGGCGGTGGCGCACCACCATCTTCTGGTACGCAAGGCGTTCCTACCAATGGAGTTTCTGGTGGTTCTGGTAGCGGTGGAAACGGTGGTGGAACAGGTGGCGCTGGAACCGCAAACCAAGGTTATGCTGGAGGCGGTTCTGTCACAACAGGTGGTGGTGGCGGCGGAGGCGCTGGCGGGGTTGGTGGAACTGGTTCAACCAACACAGGTGGCAATGGTGGTGCGGGTGTTTCATCTTCAATTACTGGTACATCAGTAGCCCGTGGCGGTGGCGGTGGTGCAAATGCTTTTGGCGGAACGCCTGTTGCTGGAACGGCTACCGCTGGAGGTGGCGCTGGCGCTGTAACTGGTAACGCAACTAGCGGTACTGCGAATACTGGAGGTGGTGGTGGCGGCACAAATACAGGAAACGGCGGTTCTGGCGGCTCTGGCATTGTCATCATTAAAGTACCTGACAACGTAACCGCAACATTCTCTGGTGGCGTTACATCTAGCCTGTCCACATCCGGTGGGTTCAACATCTACTCTGTAACTGCTACGTCTACTACATCTGAGACTGTGACGTTTGTGCGTGACTTTGGTGTTGACTTCCTAGTTATTGCTGGCGGCGGTGGTGGCGGAAACACAAGTGGCCCTTCTTTAGAAAATGGCGGCGGCGGTGGTGGCGCAGGAGGCTATAGAACTTCAGCAGGAACTAGCGGTGGTGGAGCGTCCGCTGAAACCGCATTTACTTTAAAAGTTGGAACCGCTTATACCGTAACGGTAGGTGCTGGCGGCGCTTCAAATACCATAGGAAGTAATTCTGTATTTAATACTGTAACTTCTAGTGGTGGAGGTAAGGGAGGAACCGGAACAAGCGGGACTGTTGGTAATGGAGGGAACGGTGGTTCTGGTGGTGGCGGAACTGGTTTTGGCGCAAGTACTGCTAGCGGCGGAACTGGAACTGCAAACCAAGGATATAACGGAGGAGCAAGTAGTTCAGGACAACGTGGAACAGGCGGCGGCGGCGGTGCAGGAGCCGTAGGAGCAGCAGGCACAGCCACAACATCTGCCAACGGCGGAGATGGTGTTTCATCTTCAATAACTGGTTCTGCTGTTACACGGGCTGGCGGTGGTGGCGGCGGGGGTGGTGGTATTGCTACCGCTGGAAATGGTGGTTCTGGCGGAGGCGGTAATGGTAGTACATCGTCTAATGGAAGCGCCGGTTCTGCAAATACAGGAGGTGGCGGCGGCGGTTCTGGATATAGCGGTGGCGCATTATCTGGAGGCGCAGGCGGTTCAGGCGTGGTCATCATCAAGATTCCAGATACCCGTACCGCAACCTTCTCTGGCGGTGTAACGCAGACTTCCACAACATCTGGCGGCTACAAGATTTACACCGTGACTGCTACTTCAACCACATCAGAAACAGTAACTTTTAGTTAAGGAGATTAAGGTGTCCCATTTTGCGAAATTAGATGAAAACAACATCGTCACATTCGTCACCGTAGGACGGCAAGAGGATGACGGTAAAGAGGCAGAACTCTGCGCTCGCACAGGCGATGTCTATAAACAGACCAGCTACAACACGCACGGCGGCGTACACGCATTAGGCGGAACTCCGTTCCGTAAGAACTACGCTGGTATCGGGTACACCTACGACGCGGGTCGGGACGCTTTCATTCCTCCCAAGCCCTATGCTTCATGGGTGCTAAACGAAGGCACTTGCTTGTGGGACGCACCTGTTGCCTACCCAGATGACGGCAAGCGTTACTCATGGGACGAGGCTACAATTTCGTGGGTTGAAGTTGAAGGGGTTGCTGCGTGAAACTTATCAAACTAACTAACGCCGCCAAGGGCCGCATCGGTGAAGGTCTAATTCTGAACACAGACCTGATTGCATCGTTCTTTGAGCATAAACAAGAAGACGGCACAGAGGTTCGTGTAGCGTTTGGTATGAACGGCAACAACTGGGAAGTCTCGGAGAGCATGGACGAGATTATGGAAAAGATTGAGGCATAACTATGGCTACAATCGTAGAGGTCAAAGGCCAACTTGACACCCACGAGGCTGTCTGTGCCGAACGCTACCTTGGGATAAACGCTAGACTTAAGCGCCTAGAGCAAATCCTGATTGGCTCCGCTGGTTGCATAATTGTCCTACTGCTAAGCCTAGTCGTTAAATGACCACCATCGCTGCCAGAGCGTCTACGGGCGAAGTGGCCGGAGATTCAATGGTCAGCGGTGATGACTCGTTCTACCTCGTGACCAAAATCCGTAGGGGCGAGAACAGCATCTACGGGGGTTGCGGAGATTGGGATAAACTATTAAAGTTCTACAATTCGTTGGAGTCTGGGGCAGACCTAGACTCGGATACGGATGTGACCGTTCTCGAACTCAGAAGTGATGGCATTTGGATTTACGAAAGTACCATCATTCCTGCGAAGATAAAGAACGACTTTTGGGCAATTGGAACTGGGGCAAACTTTGCTATCGCTGCCATGCACTTAGGTTTAACTCCGGCAGAAGCAGTAAGGCTGGCGTGTCTGTACGACACATCCTCCCACGAGCCAATTGACGTAATGTCTCTAAGCGGGAGGAAGCGTGGTAGCACTAAAAAAGGTATCGGACGAGGAACTAATAGCGGCGTTTAAGACCTACGGGAGCCCACAGAAGGTCTCTCAGGTTCTAGGCATAGACGTAGGAACGGTTTACCGAAGGCGGTCGGCACTAAAAGATGTATCCCTACCATCCTTTGCCGCAAGACAGCACAGCATCGCCAACACATATATCCCCGATAACCGTAGGGTTATCTCTCACACCGTAGATAACGGTCATGTCTTTATAGCCTCCGACTGCCACTACTGGCCTGGCGAGGAAACCGTAGCGCACAAGGCGTTTGTTTCCCTGCTGACAGAATTTAAGCCCAAGACCATCATCCTAAACGGGGATGTGTTTGACGGGGCTAGAATAAGCCGCCACGCCGCCCTGATGGGTACTAACCCCCCTACCCCCAAGCAAGAAATAGAAGCCTGCCAAGACCGTCTAAACGAGATTGCAAACGCTTCTAAGAACGCTACTAAGTTATGGACGTACGGTAATCACGATTGTCGTTTGTTCTCATATATCGCAACGCACGCAGACGCGCTGATGGAGTTTTCTGACCTGTTTTCGTACTTTCCAGGTTGGCACACAGGATGGCGGGTGGACATAAACAACTCTGTTGTAATTAAGCATCGGTGGCACAACGGGCAACACGCGACATATAACAACGCCCTGAAGTCTGGCAGAAGCATCGTAACAGGACACCTGCATAAACTGATGGTGACCCCGTGGACAGACTACAATGGGCGCAGATACGGTGTGGACACAGGAACGCTTGCGGAGCCAGGTGGCGACCAATTTGTGTATGTAGAAGAAAATCCTGTGAACTGGTGTTCGGGGTTCTGCGTTCTGACATTTAAGAATGGTATGTTATTACCACCAGAGTTATGCGAAGTAATAAACGGCGTGGCTTACTTTCGAGGAGAGAAAGTGGGATAAATGAGTGACTTAGTAGCCTCGGCAAAGAGTGCCGCGCAGGGAATAAAGAGCGCGATAGCCGCAGGGAAAGAGATTGAAGCAGTAGTTACTGACATACAAAAACTTGGGGTCGCAGAACTCCAAGCCAAGCAACAGTTCCAAAAGAAACAACGGGTAGTTAAGGGCGACACCACCATCCTCACGGCTTTCGCAGAGTGGCGCAGACTTAAAGAAATCAAGGAAGCCGAGGACGACTTATTCCAGCAGCTTGTTGAGCGTTACGGCAAGGACAAGGCTGAGTTTGAGTGGAAGGACATTCAAGCCATCAAAGAGCGCCAGATGAAGGAAGTCAAGGACGGGCGTGACGAGATGGGGCGTGACCTAAAGAAACTCCGAGAACTCAAGGTTATGTGCTTCATAGCCTCGCTAATCATAGTCACTACTTACTACATCTTCAAAGGACACCTGTAATGCTATCCCTAATATCCTCCGCTATTGGCTTTTTTGCCTCTGGTCTACCCCAAGTCCTAAACTTCTTCCAAGACAAGGCTGACAAGGCGCAAGAGTTGAAGTTAGCGCAGATGCAGACCGAGCGCGAGTTAGCCCTTGCAGAACGCGGTTTCCTGGCCCAACAGAGGGTCGAGGAGATTAGGACTGACCAGATTGCGCTTCAGACCGATGCAGACCGCCAGAACGCCGCTTTAGACCACGACAAGGCTATCATGGCTCGCGCCTCTAGTTGGGTCGTGAACCTAAACGGCATAGTGCGCCCTGCGGTCACCTTTATCTTTGTCTTGGAGTTGGTGCTAATCAACATGGGACTGACCTACTTCTTGCTAAAAGGCGGTCTTGGAGACATGAGTGTGGAGCAGTTTATCGCCGCCACGGACGTAATCTTCTCCGAGGACGAGATGGCTCTACTTTCTGGGATTATTGCTTTCTGGTTCGGGAGCCGCCAATGGGGTAAGAAGTGAAGGTAAGCAAGGAAGCGATAGAGGGGATTAAGAAAGACGAGGGTGTAAGGACAAAACCTTACCGCTGCCCAGCCCTGCTCTGGACTGTTGGAGTTGGACACGTTATCGACCAGAACCACATAAGGGTAAAGTTTGATGACCGCAAAAATCTACCAATTCCCGACGGATGGGACAGAGTTCTTAGCATGGCAGAAGTCGATGCTCTCTTGGCTCAGGACTTGGCTACATTCGAACGAGGTGTTCTGCGCCTCTGTCCAAGTGGACTTACTCAAGGCCGTTTTGACGCTTTGGTTTCCTTCTCCTTCAACGTCGGGCTTGGCAACCTCCAAAGGTCAACCATCCGCATGAAGCACAATCGTGGAGACTTTGAGGGCGCGGCAGAGTCCTTCATGGCGTGGACTAAAGCGGGTGGGAAAGAGCTGCCTGGCTTAGTTAAGCGCCGGAAGCACGAACGCGCTCTCTATGAATCTGAGTAATTCTTTCCTTTAGTTCCTCGGCTATTGTCAAATTGTGCTTGGCCTCAAACTGGTCAAGCCACTTCCTCCTCGCCTCCCTTGTCGGGAGCGTCAACACATACCTTGCCAGCCCTTCTATCTTCGCCTCATGTTCGCTCATCACGATTTGATAGAACTCCTCTTTGGTGGCGGTAAAGGTTCCTCTGTTAACCAGCCCTAGCAAATGTTTTATGCAACGCTTTTCTGGCGGTGGTGACGGCTCTGATTGCGTCAGATTTTCGAACAAATCTCCCAAGATAATACCTCTTATAGTTGGCACAAACGTGCGCCTCGTAAAACTTTTCCTTCCTCTTGTAGACCCCCTTTACATTAGACTTGGTTTTCTCCCTCAACTTGGAGTTCCACCTGTTTTCCATCTGCGTGGCAACCCTGAGATTGCTTAGTCTATTGTCGGCAAACTTGCAGTTTTTGTGGTCAACGGTCTCAGGCCACCACCCGTGGTGATAAGCCCAGATAATTCTGTGAGCAAAGTAAGGCTTTTTGAATATAGCAATTTTGCGATAACCGCGAGGGGTTATGTGTCCTGCGATTGTGTTGGCGTACCTAGCGTTCCACATGACATACGCGGAATACTTGGCGAAAGCCT